GAACCACCACGAACAGCAGACGATGAAGTGGCAGAAGCCATGACCTTAGAGCCGTTCTCCAAGTGAATGGAAGTCTTGTTCCATTCGATGATGCCCTGCTGAAGCCATTTTGGGAGATACTCGTAGGCTAGGCGAAGTCTGCCAAGAATTTCTCTGGCAGTATTCATCTTGTTTGCCAGAATACCTACGCTCATGCTCTGGTTAAAGAGAATGTAGTGCAGAATAAATGCTACAATCGTGGTGCTTTTACCAGACTGACGAGGCAGCTTGGCAATGATATAACGATTGTTATGCATCTTATTTACCATATCTTCTTGATAATCATATAGTTCAAATGGAACTAAACCCTTATCAAGAGATACGACTTTAACATATTTCTTTATGAAGTAGATTGGATCCTGAGAGCAACGAACATACTCCCGAATCTGTTCTTCGGTAAAGTCAATCTTTACTCCAGCTTCTTTTAGGTTTGGATTACCTAAGTATCCTTTAAATTTCCTCGACATTCTTCACTTCCGCATCAATTATATCTAGAGCTTTTTTCTTGCTCCGCTCAGGATTGATTAGATCCTGAAGATCACTTGTAGAACCAATAAAAAACGAATTGTTTGTTGTTGACTTTATGGTAGTCTTGTTTGCTTCGTTCTTGATCTTCTCAATATCTATGAGATCCTTGTTAATCTCAGACATGGTTTTTAGCATTTGAGTTACAACTTCATATGCTCTGGGAGAATCGCCTTCAGAAGCAACCTTCATAATCCCTTCAAGTGCAACCTTGGATTTTTCAATTATGTCGTACATATTACGCTTGGCGTAATCAAAATCCTTATCAGGAGAAACTTGCTCTATTGCAGTTGGTCCTTTACTAGGTTGTTCAATATTAAAAAAATTATCTAGATTTTCCATAAGACGATTTCACTATTACTGACAAACTGCTATAGAATTTATATTTGCCCTAAATGTAGTACTAACGTTTCCGTTAGAAATCTTAAAGTAATATTTTGGTTTTTCATATTCAATTAGATATATTTCTTGAATACAAGGATCTGTATCTAAAGGATTTGCTCCAACATAAACAGTAAGTTCTCTTAATATTATATCTACATCATTCTGGGTTAGTGATAAAGTATTTGCATTTTTTTTAATTCCAGAAACAATTTTATTATTTGTTAAATCTAATAATTGTATTGTTGTTTGCAAATCAGTTACATTATTTTCTTCCCATGTAAAATTAGAAATAAAATCAGTAGAATTGGAAGAAAGATAATAAAATTGATTAGAATAGCTAGTATTTATAACAATACTTGATCCCTGAGCATTTAATAATGCAGCGTAAGTAATAGGATCTGGATCTGGATCTTGAGTGAAAGTAAAAGTATTGATAGAATTTCCAGTTTTAATCTCACCGAAAAGATAACTAGAAACAACAAATGATATTGTTCCTATAAGTGTTCTTTTAGAACCAAAATTTCCTTCATGATCATCATTTATTTTGATATCTCTCAAGGAAATAGGAACATTTATATTTTTATGAATTTCGTTGAAGTTTAATCTTATATTAAATTCTGGATTAAAATAAGAAGAAACTTGTTCAATTATTTGAAATATTTCATCTAAATTTCTTGTGTAAAAATACAAATTCATTCCAATGGAAATTGGAGTTTCTGCAAATGTTTTATAAATAATATTTTGTTCGTCTATAGTTTCTGTTGTAGAAGCTACTCTAAGTTTATTTCTTTTCCTATTGTTATCGTATCCTATACCCGTTATTTCGAAACTCATGTACGGTAAATTAATTTGGGTTTTTACATTATCCGAAATAGATGAGTTCTGTTCCAATCTTCTTAGAAATTTTTCCTTTGAAGAAAAAGTAATTGGAACTTTTATTTTATCCTCTACATCGGTGGTATTATTTTTTCTAAGCACATAAATTTCATCAAATAATGATCCAAATGCAACAACAAGTTTTCTTATCGATTGATTATTGAATGCATTAAACATTAGTAATTTCCTTCCGAGAATGGATCTGTCTCAGTGAAGTTTATGATTGGCTCGTCATATTTACTTCCAGAGCCAGTAAATCCTCTCTGGTAATCAAGTGGAGGTACTTCACCCTCTGCATCATCAAGCACTGTATTAATAGTGCCATATGAATTAGTGCTATTGTAACTCTTAATTTCAAAGGTAAGACCTGATACAGAGCTGGTAAGTCGTGTTGGATTTGCAAATGTAACTCCATCTAAAGATAGTAATTCTACTGTTAGAGTCTTTCCTAATAGATCCAAATCCAATATTCTGAAGAACGATGTAGTTCCAGCAATAGTTCCAGGAACAAATACTTTTTCTCCACGAACTGTTCTGTTATAAGCAGCAGTAAATCCATTTGCAGTAGCACCAATCAAGAAGTTGTATATCGACTGCTTGAAATCTGTAATAGCATCCACATCCTGAGTACCAGTTTCGAATTTTTCCATAGAGTAAGCAAATGTCTCGCAAGATAAAGTAAAGACATAGTTCTTATCAAGTTGATAGAACGGTTGCTCATGTTCGACAAAGTTAATTTCAAACATAGTCTTAGTCAAAGGAAAATAAATTATATCTCCTTCTCTAGGGCGAATTATGTCTTGATTTTTTTCAGTTATTTCTTTTGTAAATCTTTTCTTACTTACAACTAAACTTACAGAGTCTTTTATTTCTAGGCCAAATTTGCTGACAATATCTGCTCCTTGAAATCCAGAAACAGAAGCAACATACATTTCTATTTGATAGGCTTTTGAAAACTTATTTAAAGGATCTTCTCCAAATAATCTATCTAATTGAACATTTTCTCTTGGAATGTAATATACATTCTTTCCCATCATACGAATAATTTCTATGATGTTCGTTTCAACGACATCTTGTTCAGTAGATTGAAATCTGAAGTATGGATTTAAAGCCATATTATCCTGTCATCATGTCTGGTGGAAGTTCATATGCAGAAATAATCTGATCTTCTAAGATTGCTATTTCTCTTTCTGATTCTGCTAGTATCGTTCCGCCTCTTAGCTGAACTCCACCGGGAAGAGCAACACCATCAAATTTAGCTAAATTCTGTCCCCACTGCTTCTTTATCAATGCAGTGAAATATTTCTTCAGCATTCTATCGTTATAGATCTCCGGATAAAGATCCGGATCAAGGTTTACATAAGCTTCAATTGCGATATATGTTCCAGCCTTCAAAGCAGTCCAATCAGTTTCAATGTATAGTTTATTTGTTACTTTATTGAAACGAATTGTTCTTTCTGGATCAAACATCATTTCGATAAGACGAATATATCTCTTTGTCAGATCGAAATTTGCAATTGGAGTAGAATTTACAAATCCAAGATTGGTATTAATACCGTAAACATCATTAAGAGCTAGCTGATATCTGACATCGAATAGTTCATTAGAATTTAATGATCCAAATGGAAACACTCTAATTATGGATAAAATATCATAGCCGTTTGGATCTGCGCCCGATACACCAACAATAGGACCAAAGGAATTCGTATTAATATACTTATTTGTTATGTCTGTATCAGTAAGCTGATAAGAAAAATATGCTTTTTCGACACCATCGAAATGTCTTTCAGAAAAGAATTGTAATGCATCGTCCATACGGTCCAATGCTTGTTGGTAATCGACATTTATTTCTACTACAGGTGCTCCAAGCTGCCTAAAAGTATATTCAATAAGTGATTCTTTTGAATTTGGTTTCGCCATTTAATTTATTTATGCATCTGGCGGAGCATCTATTTTCTGACTAGTATTTTCTTGAAGTTTTTTAAGTACTTCCAATACCTCTAATGGAATTTCATTCACTGTAATATCTACTTTTTTGATATCAGCGACTTTCCTTGCCATTCATTTGGTGTGCTAGGAGAATAATTGGTAAATCCTGGCATTGTTAATGGGCATGAAAGAGATGGATAATCTAATTTACTATATTCAGAATCTTTTCCATTTAACCAAGTACTGGGTTTATCGCCACAACCACATGCTCCACAGTAATACTTGCCTTCGGTTTCAGATTTCATTAAATGTGAACATGGAGATAATTCTCCGCCGTCATTTATATTTCCAAAACAACTTATTGTTCTTAATTGCTTTGTCATGGGTTCTACTTTTTTGGAAGAAATACCACGCGAAATAAGAGATATTGCATAGCTTTGAACCATGCTAAGACCCCTAAAAATTCCAGAATTAATTGTTTTTAATGGAGACTCAGAAAATACTTTCGGTTCTTCTTTTTTTTGTTCTATAGGAACACTAGTATTTTTTGTTGATGACTTTCCACAACCACACGGTTTTTTCTTCATCATAAAAAACTCCTATTTCAAATAGTTAAACCATTAATATAACTTACTGATAATGTAGAACCTGTTAAGGTGAACTTTACAATCTTTTGGAATGTGCCTTCATTGAAACCAGTTACTCCAGTAATTCCAGCTGTAGTGAAATTTATTTGATATCTATCGGCTCCGCAGATTGACTGGCTTGGAGATCCTGAAGAATTATCAAGCAAACTTCTATCTTCTGTACAATCAATATGATCTGGGCTGAAAGAAAGACCAGAATAATATTGAATAGTTGATAATGGTACTATATTTGTATTCTTCTCGCTATTGAGATAGATCCATTGCTTGATTCCTGAATCAAGGGTAATTAAATACCAACCTTCGTTGAAAGTTAAAGTAATACCACCAGTTCCTGTGTAGGTATATCCAACCAAAGCTTCAAAAGTACCGCCTGATG